AAGGCGCCGGTCCCGCTGACGGTCATGTACCCACTGACCCTCTTGGCGTTTGCCGGCACCTGCGCGCTGATGGAGACGCCTGTCCAGCTGGTGTTCGTGAGCCCCGACACCGCGCCATTGCTCATGCTGACGCGGCGGCCCATCTGCGAGAACGAGGCGAACTGCGACGAGCTGTTGAGCTTCAGCGACGAGACCAGAGCCGTCGCCGTGTAGCCCGAGGGCGCGTTCGCCCCGCTATAGCAGCTGCCGTTGCTGACCGAGCCAAGGCAGCCGAAAACACCGACGCCGCCGGTCGCCAGGTCAAACGCTGCATAGACCGAGTAATCGACTGCGCCGGGCGTGCCGATCGCAACATCGTTGCCGCCGATGCCGACATTGGTGATCGTCAGCGTCTGGGAGAAATTGGCGATCCGGAAGCACTGGCCGCCCAGGCCCACGGAGACAATGATCTCGTCGGCAGTGATCGAAAGGACCGTCGCCGAGCTGCGCACGACCTTCAGGTTTCGCGCCTCGCCGACGACGCCAATCGAGTACGGGTGGAACTTCTTGCCGGTCTCGTCGAGGGCGCCGCGCGTGATCCAGGTGCTGTCCGCCTGGTCGCGGATCTTCAGCAGGAAGTTCGTCGTGTCGTGCCAGAAGAGACCGGCGAGCGAGGAGAGCCCCGTGCTCGTCGTCGTCGGCGCCGTGCCGCCCTGATGGTCCACGGCGAGATCGGCGAGCGCGGTGTTGATGTAGCCCTGCTCGGTCAGGCCCGAGAAGGTGCCGGTGGTCGGCAGCTGGATGTCGCCGCTCATGTTCTTTCCTGTCTAGAAGGGGATCAGGCGCGCTCGGGCGGGTAGCCCAGCGCTTCGACCAGCTCGGCCATCGCGGGCTCATGCCGGAAGCCCAGCCCATCCCGCACTTGCTCGTAGAGGACAAGGGCGCGATCGAGCTGTATGCGCAGCTGCGCCATCTTCGCGGGGTGCGCATCGCCGCGCAGCTCGTGGTAGCGCAGCAGGAAGGCGGCATGGGCGATGCCGTTCTCGACATCGCTAAGCCTCAGCGGACTTTTCGTCATCAATAGCCTTTCGCGAGGACATTGAGCGTGCGCGCGACGCCCGTGCCGCCGTTCTTGATCTGGATGGTCACTTGCGAAAGCGATTCGCCGCTCAAGACGACGATGTCGCCCGCGACCTCGCCCAGGATCGTCACCTGCAGCTGCGGCAGCGATGCCCCGCCGGGACCGCCATTGAAGGGAGCGGCGCTGCCGGAGCCGTTCGGCGTGAAGGTGAGCGTCGAGCCGCCGGCAGCGCAGGAGAAGCCGATATAGTCGTCGATGCGATCCGGCGCATCGACGGTGAACTTCATCGATTCGAGGATCGCCTCGGTCTGCGGATCGCTCGACGAGATCTGCATGCGAGCGTTGAACTTGCGCGCGCTGTAGATGCCGGGCTGGTAATCCTGCCACGACCCCCAGGTGACGCCGTCCTGGGACAGCTGGATCTGCGGATAGACATCGACATTCGCCGAAGCGGCATTGCCCAGCATGTCGGTCATGCCGAGGAAGTCGGACACGCCCAGGAAGCTCGGCTGCTGCTGCTGCTGACCGATCGCCGACCAGGAGATCGAGACCACGCACGCCGCCACGCGCTGCACATCGATCTCGTGGCCGCTCGGGACCGTATAGGTGCCGCTTCCCTCGAAGGAACCGAGATGGAGGAAGTCAGTGAGCCCGAGAAAGTTCGACGTGCCCAGGAAATCGCCATTGACGATGACGACGGTGCTCCCGCTCAGCGCCGCACTGCCGCCCAGCGTGCCGCTCCAGCTCGGGTCCTCCTCATAGGAGGCGACGATATTGCGATTGAGCGTCGCCCCGGCGACGGTGATGCTCTCCCATTGCGCGCTATAGACGGTGAGCCCGGCGATCGGCTGGCTCATGGCGGCGACGAAATACGTGCCGTCGGCGCCGATGGTGAAGGGCGGGTGCGCGACGCGGCCGAGCACCTGGGCGCCGATCGGGCTGGTGGCGCCGCTCGCGGCGTAGCGCACCTCATACATCACCGGTCGGAAGTCTTCGACCTCCGTCCAGTCCAGCTCGGTCACGTTGCCGACATAAGCGGTGGTGAGGCTCGTGACGTCGGGCAGCGGCGAAGAAAGGGCCACGCCCTGCACGGTGTATTTATAGGGCGAAACCTCGCTGAGTGATTGCTGGCCGCCGCCGAAAACGTTGAACGACAGGAACTTGAACCAGATCGTCTGGCCGATGCGGTCCGGCGTAAACGGCATCTTGAAGCCGGCGCCGTCGAGGCGGACGAAGACGGATCCTGCCGCATGCGCCGACGGCGTCGTGCCATACATGCCGCGATTCAGCACCGTCAGCGAATATTTGCCGGTGCCGGTGAGCGTCGCCAGCTGGTAGGCGATGAGCTCGCCATCGACCCAGCAGAGCGTGTTGCCGGCCAGCATGTCGGCCTGCGAGCCGCCGATCAGCTGGGCGCCCGAGGCCTCGCTGATGTCGACGGCGAGCGTGTTGGCGCTGTCGATGGTGGGCCCGAGCGAGGACGCCGAGACCGCCGGGAGCGCCGCCGTGAGAACGCCCATGCGCGTCTGCCCGACGACCTCGCCACCGGACGCTTCGGCATAGCTCTCGCCGTCGGTCGACATCCAGACCTGGGTCCCGCCCCAGGTTGCGCCCCCCGAAAGACCGATCCAGATTTGCGAGCCGCCGCCCAAGGTGTCGGTGAGCTCGGCCGTCGGCTCGAAGATCGCCGGCGGGTTCGCGTTCCCCGGCGCCTCGCTGTAATCGGCGGCGTAGCCCGTGCCGCTGGCGAGGGTGAAGGCGGGCAGGCCGCCGAGCCCCACCGGGTATTCCTCGAGCGCGATCGACAGCGTGCCGTCGTCGTTCTCGGTGATCTCCGTCACCCGCGCGGTGACCATGTTCCCGGTCTTGTTCGGGAACATCTTCGCGTCGACCAGATCGAGCAAGTCCATCGGATCGAGCATCGCGTAGCGCTCGTCGAGGGTGATCTGCTGCACGTTCTGGATCGCCTGCCGCTGCAGCAGCAGCGAGGCCGAGACGCTCGCCGCATTGAGATCGCAGAAGAGATGCGCCGTGCGCGAATTGTCGGCGCGCCGGCCGTAAGTGTCGATCGCCGCCTGATCGTAGATCTCGATCGGCGCGGGGCTGTATTGATTGTTCCGGTCCAGCGCTTCGATGCGAATATCATTGATGCGATCGGCGGGCCGCTTGCGGGTGCCGAGGATCGGGTCCTGGTTCATCGCCGAGGAGCCGCCGGTCGCGTTCACATTCGGCAGGAAATCATCATCGGTCAGCGTGAACAGCACCGAAGAGGGCGCCGTGTAGGTGTAGCCGTTGCCCGACAGCGAGGTGGCGCCGCGCGGCACGATGCTAAGCACGCCCGACGACCAGACCCATTCCGAATTCGTGTAGGTCGTGATGTCGTCGAGCATCGAGGACGCTTGAGCGGCCTCGGTATAGACCGGCGAGATCCAGAGCCCGGAGGCCAGGCAATAGGCCTGGTAGGTCGAGAGCGCGCCGAGCGAGGCATAGTTGATGGTGATCGACTTGCCGGCATCGGCGGCGTTGAAGGTATAGAGGCCGCCGTTGGTGAAGGTGTATTGGAGCGCGGCCGGGCTGGAAGCGACGCAGGTGAAGATGTTGCCGGACCCGTCGACGACATCGAGGTTCTGGTTGAACCCGGCGGCATTCGCGACCGTGATCTGATAGGGCGGCGACGACGGTATCGTGTGCGCTTCGGAGTTGTTGGTGAGCTGGCCCACGCGCGAGCTCGGGAAGCCCGCCCCGTAGAACCCGTTGGTCAGCAGATCGACGACCACTTGCGAGGGGTCGGCGTCGATGCCGTTCGGCGCCGTGCCGCGCAGCGGCCAGTAGACCTCGACATTGTAATTCTTCAGCTGCCCGCTATTGCCGAGATCGATGGCAGCGCCGGCCAGGTAGATGATCCCGCTATAGCCGAGATCCTCGCCGGGGTGGTTGGCGGTGAGATAGCTCCAGGGCGCCTGGCTGTAGGCGCCCCCGAAGACGCTGAAGCCGAAACTTCCCGCCGTGCCGGTCGTCTTGTCGGCCCAGATGATGCCGGTGCCGCCCGGCGAGCTCGGGCCCTCGCCGAGCGCCAGAACGACCGAGGCGGCATACTTTGCCGCAGAGCTGCCGCCCGACTTGCCGCCGCCGCCGCCCTTGCCGCCGGCTTTGCCGGAGCCGCCGCCGGTCTGCTCGAAGTCGCCGTACCAGATGAGGTTCGGCGCAAGCATCGCGGTGCCATAGCCGATCGGGATGACCTTCCCGAGGACGGAGCTCTGGATCTGGAGGCCGGAGACCTGCGTCGCCTGCGAGGCCTGCGAGGAGCCGCCGATGAGATGCGACAAGGCTCACCGCCAATAGCTGAAGAAGCGCACCGGCCGCTTCTCGTGACGGCGCGATCGATCTTCCCAGAGCCGCACCAGCCAGAGGTCGCGCTCCGTGTCGCCGGCCATGACGCAGCGCGGCCGCACGGCATGGATGATGCGCGGCCAGCCGGCGACGATAGCGCCGTGCGAGAAGCACCGGCCGAAGCGCCAGAGCGCGACGTCGCCCGGACCGGTCGGCGCCGGCACCTCGCGCGCATGCGCCAGGATCTGCCGCAGATAGCGCTCATCGGTCTGGTGCAAGTGCCAGTCCGGGCGATAGGGCGGCACGTCGAGCGCCGGGATGAGCGCCACGCCGGGCGCCGAGAAGACGCCCACCAGGAGCTGCGCGCAATCGACGCCGCCCCCTTTGACGCGTGCGCCGTCATGGAAGGGGGTGCCGATCCAGCTCTCCGCTTCGGCAACGACCGCTTCGCGCTCTTTTGCCTCCGCCGCGCTCATCAGGCCGCCGTCACCGGAACCGGCACGAAGGGGAAGCCCTTGAAGCGCGGCGTGTTGTTGAATTTTGGGCAGCCATTCTGGCCGAGCGTCTTGTCGCATCCGTAGAAGACCTGGAAGCTGTCGCCGGCCGCAGGCGCCGTCGGGAAGGGCGTCAGCAGCTGGATCGTGTCGCCAGGCGTGTAGGCGGTGCCCGTATATTGCACGGTCCTCGCGAGGCCGGCATTGGCGCCGGTGACGCCGACGCATTTGCCGGCGTTGAAGGCGCCCCCCAGGCTCGGATCGATGGCGCCCGTGAAGATCAGCACCGACTGCGTGCAGCCGGAACGCGCCGCCGGCGACGTCACATAGGAGCTGAGGTTCACGCCGCAGGCCGCGTCGCCGAGATTGTTGACGCAGTTCGTCTGATAGAGATTGCGCGGCAGGTTGAGGTTGAGCAGCTCGAGATGGCTGTTGACCGTGAAGGTGGCGAGCGAGCGGCCATAATCGACCTCGGCCACGCGCCCCACGAACATGCGCAAAAGGCCGCGCCGCGTGTCGCCATAGGTCGGCATGTAGGCGCGCTCGATCGTCACCTCGGCGCCGTCGAAGAGCCCGTCATAGACCGCCTGGAGGAAAGGCTCGCCCAGCACCGTGGCCGAGCCCGGCAGCACGTCGAAGGTGAGCGTGTCGACCTCGACGCCGACCTTCTGATGGAACTTCGCCTTGTTGTCCTTGCGGTCGAAATAGGGCCCGGTCTGGCCGCCGGCCGGATAGGAGAAGCCGTTCGCCGTGAGGTCCTTGTCGCCGCCGCAATAGCGCAGCACGCCGCCGCCGACGAGAGCGAAAGTGTAGAGGTCGGCGACGAAGAACTGCCGCGTAGCCAGGAGCGCGCGCAGCTCGGGGCTGGTGGGCTTCATGGCGCCGCGCGCTCGACGGTTTCGAGGACCGCCGGCGCCACGTCGCCGAGCTCGCCGCCCCATTGGACGATGACCGCGTCCGGCAGATCGATCTCCGAACCGAGCAGCACCGTCGCGGCGCCTTTATCCGGCGCCGCGACACGCGCGCTCTGATAGCGGCCATCGGGGAAGAGAAAGGTCCAGAGCGTCACTTGATCGACTCGAAGACGACCTTTTTGGCGTCGTAGAGCGCGGCCATGAACTTCTCGAAATCGAGCGAATCGTCGGCGAAGCTGACCGGAAAATAGTAGGTGAAATCCGCCGTGATCGCGATCGCCGCCGCCGGCGCGCCCTGGAAGGTGACGACGCCGGGCGACGATGCCCCCCAGGCCGAGACCGACCATCCCGTGGTGTTGCCCGCGGGCATCGCCGAGCCGGAGATGAGGCCCGAGGTAGGCTCGGTCCAGGCGGTGCCGATGGCGATCGGCGTCGCGTTCTGCTTGGTCTCGCTGCCGCTCGTTGCTCCTACATACGCGTTCCAGCCGATGGCGCCGGTCTGGGCCGAGGGCGAGGCGACCTTCAGCAACTCGTTTGCCGAGATCGCGAGGCTGCTTTCGCTCGAGACTGCGGTCTCGCCGGAATTGCTGACATAGGTGGTCTTGACGTAATTCGTCCGCGCGCCGATCGAGCCGCCCGAGACCTGCGAGAGCGACGGAGCGCTTGGGGCGTTGATGCCGGCCGCCGGGATCGCGGCGCCCGCGAGGTAGACGGCGCTCACCGCGTTCGGCGCGAGGATCGGCTCGACGAAGCCGCCGAAGGCGCGCACGAGCTGGAAGGCTGTGGTCGAGCCGTCGCCGGTGCCGATCCCCTGCCCGGTCACCGTGTTGTCGTCGGGATCGGTATAGAGGAAGCTGTCGAAGGCGCCTTGGCGCGCATTGAAGAAGCCGGCGAGCGAGGCGAATTCGCTGTAGGTCGAGCCCTGGAAGCTCGTCACCTGCTGGCCGGTGCCGGCCTGGCGCAGGACATTGTAGGTGATCTCCCAGCGCCAGCGCGGATAGGACCAATCGGCGCTGAAGGTGCGCTTGCCAGAGATCGATTCCTGTTTGCGTGTCATCCAGATCGGCGTGCGCTTCACGCTCCAGCCGAGACCGGCGAGGGTCGGGAGAACCTGGCTCGACATCCTAGCGCCCGGGCTGCAGCGTTTTGTTGGCGTTGCGCATCTGGTTCGCCATCAGCGACGCGATGGCGCCGGCGTTGTTCTTGAGGAACTGCACCCCGGTCTGCGTGTCGAGCGCCTGGATGGTGAAGTTGAAGACGCTGCCCGCGCCGCCTGCCCCTTCCTGCCAGGGCTGCAGCGACGCCGCCGGCATGATCGCTTCGCCCTGGTGCACCATGGCGAGGCCGGTCGTGCCGATATAGGAGCTGCCGACATCGAAGCTCGGAATGAGGCCACTGAAGGCTGCCACCGCCGCGAACGCCACCGCGGCGGCCGGCGGCGCCAGGATCCAGCCGATATAGGGGATCTGCGACACGTCGTCATAGACGGCGGCGGCGGCCGAGGCCGCGTGGCCCATGATCGACTTGCTGCCGGCGCTCGCTTCGGCGGCCCCCTGCGCCGCGGCGCCGGCGGTGACCGTCGCGGTGCGCGCGGCCACCCCCGCCGCGGTCGCGGCCGTCTTCTGGCTCTCGGTGAAGAGGTGGACCAGCATGCCGCCCGTCGCCGAGGAGCGCTCCGCTGCTTCTTCCTCGCGGCCGAAGAGCAGCTTCATCGTGAGGTATTTGAGGTCGTTGGCGATCTCGCGCTGGATCAGCTGCGAGGCCATCGATTCCAGCGACTGCGTCAGGTTCTGCCGCCCCGAGAAGATGCCGTGCACCAGCGTGTCCTCGCTGGACATGATCTCGCGCGCCATATCCTTGTGGATCTGCGATTCCGCCTTCGCCTCTTTCTGGGCGTCGAGCTGCGCCTGGCGGTCGAGCGCCGCGAGATCGGCGACCTCCTTCGCCTTCAGCATGCGGATCTGGTTGTAGACGCGCTCGTATTCGACCGGCTGCTGGCGCAGCACCGCGAGCTGCTGCTGGAGCGCGTCGAGATCGAGCTGGTATTCCTGCTGGGTGAGCCGCTTCAGGTCGTCGAGCTTCTGCGCGGAAGTGATCTTATGCGCCTGGAGCTCCTGGTCGAGGGCGCTCTTTTCCGCCTCGATCTGGGTGCGCCTGATCTCGACGTCCGCCTCGACGTCCGAGCGGCGGATCTGGTCCTGCTCCTGCTGCTGCGCGCGGGCGAGCGCCGTCCTCGCCTCGGCATAATTCTTCTCGACCTCGAGCCGATCCTTGGCTGAGAGGTTCGCCGCCGTGAGCTCCTGCTGCCACATCTGCACCGAGCGCTGCAGCATCGCCGTGTGCGTGCCGTCCCAGGAGGCCTGCATCTCCGAAAGCGATTCCCGGAAGCGCGCCAGGTGATCGCCGCCCGAGGTGAGCTGCTGCATCTCGCGATTGGCTGATGCGATCCCGGCATTGAGCCTGTCAATGTTGAGCTGGTTCCCTTCGGTCTTGGCCTGTGCGAGTGCCGCGGTCATCTCCTTGACCTGGGCGTTCAACTCCCGCACCCGGGTGCCGGTCGCATCCAGCTTTTCGGCGTCACCGAGTCCAAGTTGTAGCGTCTGCTGGGGTGTTGGCGGCGTCGCCTTTAATTCCGCCGTTGCCTGCCGCAGCAGCTTCACTTGGTCAGCGCGGGCCCTGTTCTGGTCTTCAATGATGTTGGTCTCGACCTGTTCCGCGCCCTGCCCGCCAACCAATGCGGCGCCATAGCCCAACCACGTGGAGATGCTTGATGTCACCGAGCGATTGTGCTGGTCAATCGTTGCGCGGGCGCGCTGCAACGCACTATCCAGCGCGGCGACCATGATCGCGGCGGCACCATTCGCATCGCCGCTACGTTTCGCTGCATCAAAATTATCGAGCTGAGCCTGCGTGACCTTTGGGATCGTCTCAAGGAATTTTCGGCCTTCAGCAAGCGGATCTGAGAATGCCCTGCTCAGCGTCTCGGCTGCCTTTTCGGCATCCTTGCCGGTCACCTGCATGTAATCGCCGATCTCGGCGCTGAGGGCCTGTAGGAGCGGCGTTGTCTCGTCCTTCATGCCGGCGAAGGCGCTCACGATCTTACGGGCGTCCGAACCCGAGACATCGCCGAAGCGCGAGACGTCGTCGATGAGCCCCTGTATCTGATCGCGGGTGAGCGACATATTGCCCGCGAACTTTGCCGAGGCGGAGATGTGGTCGAGAGCGTTTCCGGCTGCTACGGCGCGATAAACCAGATAGGCAAAGCCGCCCGCCAGAGCTGCCACGCCTGCGGCGCCGGCCAGCATGGCGGGGCCTAGACCAAGACCCTGCTGCAGTAGCCGAGCCATGGTACCGGTCATCTGCCGAGTGCGACCGGATGCAAACTCATCAAACAGTTCGCGCACGTCCAGCGTGAGACGGCTTATTGAAGCATGGCCACCACCGCCGCCAACGAGCGCGTTGAGCTCGCCTCTGAGGCCGCTGAAGGCCATCTGCGCCCGGCCGGCACCGGCGACGCTCGCCTCGAGCTGCGGCAGCAACGCGGCCTTTTCCGCATCGCCCGCGACCCGCACCTGATCGGCCAGCGACTTGGTGTCGGAATTGAAGGCGCGCATCTCCGACCGCGCCAGCGCCATCTTGGTCTGGAGGTCGGTGACGTTCGCGCGGATATCGACGGCAATCGTTGACATATACCATCCACGGTTGCGCGGGCGCCCAACCTGCCGTAGCGTCTAGGCGTCCTCTCAAGGAGGCCGCCATGCTCAGAACCTTGATTCCGGCCCTCGGTATCGTCGCGCTCGTCACCGGCTGCGCGCCGATGGAGCAGCAGCAGGGCAATACCCTCCTGTCGCTCACGGACGCACATTTCCGCGACACCGCCGCCGTGCATGCCGATCCGCTCGATCCGGCGATCGTGATCGACACCGCGCCGGGCTTCCAGGAGCGCAAGGGGCTGCTCGGCATCATCTGGAACGACGAATATCTCGCCGACTCGATCGACCGGAAAACCGGCGAGCGGACCTACGCCGTGATTCAGGTCCTGCGCTATGTCAGCGACAACTGGCGCTTTTTCGATCAGGCGAACTACGCGACTCCCAGCGGCCCTGCCGTCGTGCCGGCGGTCGCACTGAACCGCCAGGTCGAGGACTGCCACGTCGGCGAAAGCTCGATTCTCTCCGAGGGCAGCACCTGCCGCTACATGGAGATCGTCCGCTTCACTGTGCCCGAGACGATCTTGCGGCGGCTCGCCGGCGAGTACGGCGAGCCGGACCCAGCCGCGCATATCTGGTTCTACAAGGTGACGGCGCCCGACGGCTCGAGCTATCGCGACGGCTTCACGCCGGCGGAAGCCAAGGGGCTCCTCGAGCGCGTCGACGCGTGGGCCGCCGCCGCGCGACGCTGATCAGCGGGCCGGACCCACGCCGTCGACCCTGCCACCGGTGCGCTTAAAGTGCTCGGCGAACTCCGCCGGCCCCATGACACCCTCGGCTTGCAGACGCTCGGCATCCGGCCGGTCGTCATTCCAGGGTTTGGGCTCCCAGCTGGTGAAGCATTTTGCCAGCATGGCGAGGATCTCGTGTTCAGGCGGGAAGCTCTCCCAATAGCGCAGCTGACGCGCCGCGTCCGGGAACGGCATTCGTCGGATTTCCGACGGGAGCTTCTTGAGCCCCGTGCTCAGGCGACCGATGAGCCAGGGCCAGTCGATGCCGCTCCCGCTTCGCCTTCCCCCAGCGGGGGTGCGCTCCGCCGCGCCAGCGCTGAATGGTAGGCGAGAAGGAGACGCTCGCGCGTGACCGGGGCCTTGGCGTCCGCCACGCCATCCTTGGCGAGCGCCGCCTGGATCTCCTCAAGCGGGATCGGCACCGAGGCGATCTCCGAATGCTCCAGCACCTGCGCATGCGCGGTCATGAGCTCATGCCGGGTGATGCGCATCTTGCGGATCGCCTCGACCGTGACGGACGGGTGGTCTTCCTTCAGCGCCGCGGCGAGCGCCTCGATCATCCGCTCGAAGCCGAGGCGAGCGTTCTTCTGGGTGTCGTCGGTGTCGGGGGCCAGGATCGCGACGGTGATGTCCTCGAGCTGGCCGACGGTGAGCGGCTGGATCGTGTACGGCTGGCCGCCCAGCGTGATGGTGATGGGTTTTCCCATGGTCCTCTGCCGGAAGGGGTGACGGGCGACGCCGGCAGACGCCGCCCGTCCATCGCGCGATGACCGCCTTGGGGGCGGTCGGGGCTCCGGCTGCCGGGCCGGAGAAGCGAACGGCGTTCGCCTAGGCGGCGGCCGCGAAGCTCTGCTCGTAGACCTGGCCCGCCGCATTGGCGAAGAAGGAGAAGTCGATCTCGGGCATCATGAAATCGGTGAGCTTGTGCGCCCGGGTGAGCTTCGTCGCGATGCAGTTGAAGAAGCGCACGTAGTAGCTAGCGCCGTAGAGCGTCGACGCATAGTCGAGCTGAAAGGTCGGGTTCGTGCCGATCAACGGGTTCGTCACCGTGAGCTTCTGACCCGAGCCAGTGTAGGTGTAGGCGAAGGTGATGACGACGCTGGTGCCGGTGTCGGCCGCGGCGAAGGTGTAGACGCCGGCCGCCTCGCTGTACTGGCCCTGCGCGGGCGAGCTCGCCACCTTGGTGAGCGGCTGGCCGACATTGGGGCCGGAGCCGTAGATGACGCCGAGATCGGTGTCGTAGGTGCCGGTGTTGGGCACGGTCGGCGTGATCTGATAGGGCGTCGCCGGAATGGCGGTCGAGGCCGTGCTCGTCAGCGCGAGCTGCCCCGCGGTGAAGCCAAGCCCCCACATCGCCGCGTTGAGCGCGATGCCGGAAACGGTCGCCTGCTTCACCTTGCCGGTCGCCTTCACGGTGCCGCGCGCGGCCATCAGGGCGTACTGGTTCTGCCCGTAGAGCTCCTTCAGCTCGCCGGCCTCGTCATACGAGAACTCCTGGCAGTAGCCGATATTGACCGGCGTCGCGTTGGCGACATCGGTGCGGGTGATGTAGAGCGAGCCCGGGCCGAAGACGGCCTGGGGAACCGAATTGGTGCTCATCGCAGAGGCTCCTGGGTCAAACGGTCACGGGGGTTTGATGCCTGCACCGCGCAGGCCTGCCGGTAGCTGAGAGCGCGGTCCGAGAGGATCAGGCCGAGGGCGACCACATCCGGACCCAAGGCACGTCGATGCGCACCGGGATCACGGCTTTGCCCTGGCCGCCGACATCGCCCTGGTCGATGAGGCTCTCGCCTTCGAGGCGACAGTCCTGCACCAGGCCGCCCAAGGTGAGACGGTTCGTGCGCGGATCGTCCGGCGCCATCGCCGCCTCGAGATCGTCGACGAGCTCGCGCAGCGGCTCAGCCGCAGATGACGTCGGGCTCGGCGCCTTCACGTAGAACCAGATCTCGAAGTGCAGGGTCACCGGGACCATGATGAGGTCCGCGCCGCCATAAGCGTCGCCGAGCCAGCGCACGAAGGCGGCGGGCTGGTTCGCCACCTGATCCCAATGGCTGACGCGTTCGCCGGTGGTCTTGAAGTCGGCGACCGCGAAGACCAGCTTCTGGAGCGCGTCGGTGATCGTGTCGCGGGAAACGTTCACGGGCTCTCAGCGGCCGCTTCCGCCACCGCCGCCTGAAGCTCGGCCTGGATCTCCGGCGCCATCTGCGCCAAGGGCCCGCGCAGAAAGCGATAGGCGGCGATGTTGGGCATGCGCCGGTGCAGCATCACCATCACCGTCATCGGTGCCGTCAGCCGCTCGGCGAAGACGTGATCGAGTCGCATCTCGTGCGCCGCAACCTTCGTCGGCCGATGCGCGCCATATTCGAGTGCCGCCGCCTTCGCGAAATCCGCCCGCACCGTGACCCGACCGCCGATCTTCTCCTGATCGTCGTAGACCTTGCTGATCGTCGCGCTGTGCAGACGCCCGGTGCGCCGCGGCTCGGCCGCCAGCACTCGCGCCTCGAGCTCGGCGGTGAGCGCCTGGATGCGCGCCAGCAGCCGGTCATGCGCCTGCTGCGGGAAGCGGTCGAACTTGAGCGCGACCTGGCGGTCGCCGGTGACGAGGTACTGGATCTCGGGCATCAGGCGGTCACCGGCACGCGGTAGGGGTCGACGAGCGCCTGGATCTCGGGCGGCAGCGAGCCGCGCTGCCCAGGAAGCGTGCCGATCCAGTACTGCTCCTGCCCCAGTCCCGGCTCGCCGCGCGAACGGAGCGTCGGATCGCGGCCGCGCAGCTTGTAGCGCATGGTCACGAGCCGCAGACACGCATCGACGAGGTCGTCCGGGATCGACGCGTAGCCAGCCTGATACCGCACGGTGACCGGCTCGGATTCCCAGCGCTCCGAGGCGCCATTGAAATTGTTGAGCCGGATCAGCCAGCCCTTTGCCGCATCGATGGTGAAATCGGTGCCATAGACCAGGGTCTGCGCCTCGGTCGCCGAGAGCGTCTGCACCACCTGCATCCCAGCTGTCAGCGAGAGACCGGTCTCGCTCGAGGTGGCACTCTCGGTGAGCGTGACCGAGTTCGCGCTGACCGTCTCGATCGCTGCCGTCGAGGGCAGGCTGCCATCGGCCGCGAACGCCAGCATGCCGGCGGAAAGTCCGGCCGTCGATGCGATGCCGTCGACCAGCGTGGTGCCATGCGTGTTGCCGGTGAAGATCACCGGCGGCGTGCCCACCAGCGGCCAGCGCGAGAGCTGCAGCGCATAGACCCCGCCCGGCACCTGCCAGGGATAGGGATCCTGCTGGATGAAGATCTCGTCCTGCACTGCTTCGACGGGGAAGACGCGATTGCAGTAGCTCGCAATCGTCCTGGAGGCCTGGCTGATCGCGCGCTGCAGAAATGCGGCGTCCGCGGTGTTGCTCGCCGGCAGGTTCAGCTCGTCATAGACCGTCTTGAGGTCCGTCAGATCATAGGCTCCCGCCGGCGCCGTCGCAGACGCCGCGATAAGCACGGTGTTGATGACCTCGACCGCCATGGTGCGCGATCAGAATTCGGCGACGATGTTCGTCGCGGTCGTTCCCGTCGCCTTGACCTGATTGGCGCGCACCTTGAGATAGGTCCCGGCGGGAACCGAGTTGTAGGTCACGGTCTCGCCGCCGACCGTGATCAAGGTCACGTTGCCCGCGCCGCCGATCCAGAGCCGCTTCGACGCGTTGGCGAGCGCCTGGCTGTCGCTCGGCGTGACGGCGACGGCGTGCTGCGCCGGCGCCAGAAGATCGTCGCCCGTGCCTGCGTAACGGTCCGGCATGTGTCAGCCTCGCTTGCGGGTCGAATAGCCGCGGCCGCGCGTCGGCGGCACCGCGCCGGCCGGCGCGACGTCCTGCGGCGGGAAAGGCCGCGGATTCTCCGCCTCGCCGCTCGCCAGCACCTTGCGCGCGATGTCGTCGGGAAGCACGGCGTCCTGGCCCTTCTGCCAGGGGCGCATGTCGCGCGTGAAGGTGACGATTTTCATGCGGCCCTCAGAAGAAGAAGGCGACGCCGGAGCCGGAGCTTCCGGCGTCGCAGGAGCAGCCGTCAGACGGCAGCGATCGTGTTCTCGCCGCCGAGCACGACGTCGGAGGCGACGAGCGCGGCCGGCGAAGCGCCACCGGTGAAGGTGACAGTCGTCACCGCGCGGAGATAGCGGTTCGCCGCCGTCAGATCGACGGCGAGGCTGTCCTCCGTGTTCTGGGCGGTCAGCGCCGCGGTCTGGGCCGTATTGACGCCGTCCGGCTTGTAGTCGGCCCAGGTCGAGTTGTCGGGCGAATGCTGCAGCTTGGTGACCACGCTCGTGGTCGACGGCGCACCGCTGACGGCGCCCGCCGCCTGATGCAGCACGCAGGACCCCGCCATGCTGTGCAGCTGGCGGTCGATCGAGCCGCCGTTGATGGTGCCAGCCGAGGCGCTCTGCGGCTCGACGCTGGTGACGATGGCGAGCAGCGCGCCGATGTTGCGCTGCGTGACGATGGAAACCATGGAAAGCATCTCCTCGAGGAGAGAAAGGTCGAAGGGAACCGAGGCGGAGCGGGCCCAAGGCCCGCTCCGCTCTCAGGCAGCCAATGCAGCAGCGATTACGAGATCGCGGGCGCCCAGCGCACGAACTGCGCCACCGCGACGGCGGCGTCGTGGCGGATCTGGAAGTCGTGCTCGGCGATCGCGCGGATCAACGTCTGATCCGACTGGAAGGCCGACCAGGTGACGCTGTTGGCGTCGACATAGGTGCCCTCGCGCGACACCGCGAGCTCCAGCGACATGCTGTCGAGGATCATCGCCTCATCCATCTCGGCGAGGATCACGAAGGAGCAGTCGGTGTTGGTGCTCGACGTGTCGTGGATATTGATCGGCAGCTGCGTGGTCTTCTTGAAGGGATAGCCCAGCAGCGTCCCGCGGGTGAGCTCGTCCCGGTAGACATAGACGCCGAGCGAGTTCTGGACGTTGAAGAGGTAATTGAAGCTCCGCGGGTGCATGAACCACACGCGCTTCGTGTCGGGCACGTTCGCGGTGTCGAGCTTGTTGACGAGACCGCCCAGCTCCGACGCCACCGTCGCGAGATTGTAGGTCTCGTTCGAGGTGATGAAGTTGCCGCCCACGGCCGCGGTCGAGTTACCGCTCGCGCTCCAGACGCCGGCCGTGCCGCCGCCGCTCACGGCGAAGCGGTTGGCGAAGGCAGTGAAGCCCATCGGGCCCGCGGCGGTGCCGTCGCCGGTGAGGAAGGCCAAATCCTCGCGCAGCGCGATCACCTTCACCAGGTCGTCGCGCACGAAGGCGTCGGCTGCGGGATCGGCGTACCGCATCATGTCGTTCGTGACGGGCACGAGCGCCGTGAGCTTCTTGAAGCTCGCGATGATGGAATCGAGCGTCTGCTGGGAGGACGCTATCGGCGCCACCTCGGTGCCGTAGGAGGCCGTCGCCGCAGCCGACTGGCCCGGCAGGGTCATGGTGCCGCGCGGCATCGGGATGACGCGGGGCCCGGCGCCGCGGACGACCGCCTGCGGGCGCAGCAGCTCGATGATCTCGTTCATGTAGTCGGGCGGCACGATGAAACCGCCCGAGGCGCCGACCGAAACGACCAAGGCGCGCGTGGAGGGATCACGGCGAGGCTCGAACGCGCGCACGATCGGGTGGCGTTCGCCGAAGCTCGCCTGCGCCAGCTCGCGCGCGCCCTGCAAGCTGCGGCCAGCCGCGTCGAACATCTTCGCGCAGGCGACTGCACGCAGTCCCCTGTGGGTCTTCAGCCCCCGGCGCTTCGCGGCATCCTCGTTCGTATAGGGGTCGTCATCGGCGACAACAGCACGGGGGGCGTCCTGATCGGCAACCGGCGCCTTTTCGACGACGGCACGAGCGCGATCGATCAGAGCGATGCTTGCATCGATCGCCTTAACCTCGGCCTCGTAGCCGTTGAATTCCTTCTGCTGGTCGTCCGTGATGGGGCCGTCGCTCTCGCTGATGGCCTTCATCTTGTCGTGCAATGCCGCGCGCTTCGCGAGCAGCGTCGCTCGTTTTTCCATCGTCAGTCCTTTCTGAGATGCGGCGCTCTATCGGCGCTGCGGATGCCGGTGCCCAGGCGGCTCAATGAGGGCAGCTCGGAGTTTCCGAGTTTTAGTTCAGAGCGAGCGCCGCAACTCGGCAACGCAGGGCCGAGCGCAGGCTGCGCGAGCCCCCGTCCTCCGCATCGCCGCCGGATTTCTGGATTTCTCGGCTATCGCCGTCCTCGCCGGAGGCGGCCGTGCTCGAGCCGTCGAGCACAGCCCGCATGCAGCGCGCGGCGCGCTTCATGGCGCGGCCCATCGCGGCGTGCGCATCGCCGAGGTCGGCATGGTGATCCGCCATGTCGCCCTGCGCCTCATCGCCGGCATCGAGCTGCGGCGCCATCGCTTTGTGATGGCGTAGCGCACGCTCGACGTGGTCCTGCGCCTCGGCCGGATTCTTCTGCGCGGCTTCGAGCGCGTCGCCGAGCTTCTCATGTGCGCTGCGCACCTTCTCCTGCGCCGCGGTGATGGCATCCATGTTGCGCTTCAGCGCCTGGTGCTGCTCGCCGATGGCACCGTGGTGCTTCATCGCACGCTCGTGATGGTCGGCCGCTTGCTCGAGGCGCTTCTCGTTCGCAGCCGAGAGCGTCCGGCCCGCGCGTGCGAGCGCGATGCCACGCCGCCAGGCGCGCACGCGCGGCGTCTTGGCCGCAGCAATGAAGGCCCGCTCCTCGACCGTCACCTCGACGAGCTCGATGTCGTCCTCTTCCTCGATCTCGAGATCCTTGCCCTCGAGCAGCTCGCTGACCTCTTCCTGGGTCATGGCGACAAGCGCCTTGCCGACGGCGACCAGCGCTTCGCCGATCATGCCGGGCACCGGGCTGTTGTCACCCTCGATCGCCGCCTCGAATTCGGAGGCGTCGTGGCAGTAGCCCATGTGCTGCAGCAGGTGCGCGAGGCCTGCGACCTCGTACAGCCCCCTGCGCAGGACCGGGATCCGCGGCGCGAGCGCCAGCGCCCGCGTGAGCTTCGCCTTGAGGGCGCGCTCGCTGTCCTTCTCGTCCTCCTCGCCGATGCCGGCCTTTTCCTTGTAGTGGTCGAGCACCGACTGGGCGCGCTTTTTGACGTCGTCAGGAATATCGGCCTGTGGCAGCCGCGATGCGGCCGCGCGGATCGCGCCTTTCGGCACCTTGAGCTCGCCGTCGACGACATGCGCGATCGGCAGCTTGTACGAGCCGCGGAGCTTGGGCTCGGCAGCATTGTAGACCAGGAAGCCCTGGCGCGCCTTCGCGGGATCGAACTCGTCGCCGCCAGCGTGCTCAAAGATCGACTTGGCAGCGGCCGGACCGTCCCACGCGTCGCTGTCGTCGATCGCCAGGTCGCGCGAGGCGCCGACCTTCCATTCCGGTTTCTTCTCGGATCGTGCGGTCACCAGAGCCTCCGTGTCCACGGGGACAGAGCAGAAGGAAAATTCAAGCAGCTCCCACGCGCTGACGCGCAGGCCGCCGCGCGGCTTCGCAGCGTCGATCGGCTCGGCGTCGATCGGCTCCATGCCGACGGAGACGCCGCGCACGACCCCAGCCTTGACGAGGCCGCGGATCTCGTCGGCCCTGGGCGAAATGCCGACGGGCGCAAACTTGACGCGCGCGCGGATCTTGTCGCCGTCAACGGCGATCTCGGCGGCATTGCCGACCGGCTGCTCGGGATCGTGCTGCCAGAGCACGATCGGGTTGCGCAGATAGTTCGCGAGATCGCAACCCTGCGGCTCGAAGATGTGCCCGTCGCGCGCGCGCTGACCGGTCGAGATGATGACCTCGACCTCGTCGTCGCCGAGCGCACTGACCTGCGCCGGCATGAGCTTACGGATGATGGTCATCAGACGTAGCTCGCCTTTCCGGCGGTCACCAATGCGTCAGCCTCGCCCTTGAGGAGCGTCAGCGTCGTGCCATTGGCAATGGTGCGTGGATAGTCGAGATTGGAGCCCGAAGCGCCCGTTAAGCCGGGACGCGACGGCAGGCCCGGCGCATCGATCATCGCATAGCTCGCGCTGAGGCGCACCTTGACCGGCGCGCCGTGCTCGATGCGGGACATGTCGACATTGATCGCCGTCCCGCCAGCCGTGCCGTGTTGCACCAGATTGGCCATGGCAGATCTCCTTTAGCCCAGGGACGCGGTGTCGTTTTCCGCCGCATCGGCGCCGGAGGTGGGAACGCCAGGCGCCGGCTCCTTACCCTGCGGCGGCCGCCCTGCCCCGTCCGGCGCGGTTCCGGTCGCATCGCTGCCGAGGGCCGCGAGGTTCACCGGCGCGCGGATCTCATCGCCACCCGGTACCGGCGGCAGGCGCTCGCCGCGACGCCATTCGTTCGCAGAGATCATGCCAGAGAGGATGCCGATGCGGCCGATGTTGTACCGGGTCTGCGGATCGGCCCGGAGCAGTGGGCTCTCGTCGAGATCGACACCGAGGCCCTCCTCGCGGAGCCCAAACGTCTGCTCCAGCTTCTGCTCCAGCATCTCGAGGTCGGGCGCCACCGTCTCGTTCACGTAGCTCTGGTCTTCCTGGATGATGGTCGAGCCGCGCGAGGTATCTGGCTGCATGAGCTTCCGCGTCGGGACGCCGAAGAAGCGCGCGATGTCTTGCACCGACATCTGCTGCTGGTTGATGAATTGCAGGTCCACCGCGGTGAGCTGGAGCGCCTGCCACTTCAAGCCTTCCTCGAGCACCGCGGTGCGGCCGGTGTTCTGCACGCCGGCCTGGAATTCTTCCCACTGCGCCTTGAGGCGCTTCGACGCCGCATCGGAGAGCGTCTTGTCCGTCTGCAGCACGCCGGC